TTTTTCGTTATCAGCGACATCAATCACTATAATCTTATCCTTATCTGCTCCGTAGTGTGATGCCACACCTGAGAAATACTTTACACAGTCTTTTAAATCTTTGTTACTTGTGAAGGCAGTGCCATTTCGTCTGAATATTGCGTTGACATATATGACACCTTCAGACCAAACATCATTGGCGATGTTGAAATACTTATTGATCTCTAAAGAGTCCTCTATTCTCTCCTCTGATGGTACTATATGGATTCTCTTTGAACCTTTGGCAGTTCTTGTATCATCATAATCATTGTCATAAAACCACACATAGCACTTAAAGTCTCCTAGTGTTACCAGTGTTTTATATACCTTCTCATGGAACATAGCTTCCTTTGCTACAGGTGCAAACTCTGATCTCTGTAACTCTGGATTTGAGTCTATCTCATAGTTTTGTTGATCTATTTGTTCTGGAGTATAATCCATTTTGTTCGGTTACTATGCCAATAGTATTTATTGTGGTATAATATATAGAATGAGTACAACAAAATTATGAGTCACAAAGAGGAATTGACTGAGAGAGCAAGAGTTCTCCAAGCAGAGATACAAGAATTGAACAAGACTTTTGAAATCAAAAAAGAGGAGTTTTTAAAAGTACAAGGTGCTCTTGAAATGTTACAAATTTTAGAGAATGAAAAATCTAGTCAAAAAGTTTGACGATTTGTTTATCAAGAAATCTAATCCCAGAATCTACAGACAGATGTATGAGGAGAAGAAAGTTCACTGCTGCCCTAAGTGCGGCAATCTATTTGTGGATTAATGTTAGAAAATCCTAACAGGGTTGACACAATAGATTTTAAATTATATAATTAGAAATGTAAAAACAGTCTGGTTCAGCGATCCAAGAGATCATAATACCCGACACACTTCGTATAGAAAGGAGAATGTGCCATGCACGAAAGATTTAATTTTATTGACCTTGCTAACGCTCAGAATAGCAACAGAATTTTTTTAGACCTATCATTTCAATCAGAGGAAAGATGGAATGATAAACAGAGACAGAAGTTTATAAAATCAGTTCTAGCAGACAGATGCCCCACACCAATAGTGTTGGCGGTGGTAGAGTCTTGTATGACATACTGCGCTAAACACTTTGGAGAGGACTCGGAAGCATATCTGTATTTCAAAGATAAACACGATAGGAATTTTAAATACATCAGTATTGATGGTAACAACAGAACAAGAGCAATCGCAGCATTTGTTTTGGATAAATTCTCTATCACTATGGAAGAGCATAAGATACCTAACATTGCTCAAGAACATTTCAAAGTTTGGAAACCAAACAGAGATCAAAGAAAGTGGAGTAAGTTACCACAGTTTGTAAGAGCATACATGGAAAGTGATAACTGCAAAGTTCTTGGATTCTTGGTAAAAGAAACTGGACTTGATGATTTACATGATCTATTCCTTAGTATCAATGATGGTGTGACTCTTAATCAACAAGAGAAAAGAAATGCCATTGTATGTGATCTAGCAAAAGAAATTAGATCAATTTCAACTGACAAGACCAATAAACCTTTCTTTGAAAACTATTGGACTAAACAATCAATGAGTAGAAGAAATCACGAGGAGTGGTTAGTGTCTAACTTTGTTCATGTAACTAGAACAGGTAACATAAACAAAGTTGAGAGAGATAATGCTTATGACAATAGATCAACAGAGAGAGATAATGCTGGTCTTGTAAGAGAGATCATAGGACAAATGGTTGATATGTGTCTTTCACATGATACACAGAAGAAGAAGTTGTTACCAAATGAGGCAACACTTCACGATTTCTTTGAGTTCCTACATTGGTTGAATGACAACAATCTACATATCAAGAACAGAAGAAAGTTATTTCAATGGTTTGTATTGACATACAACACAGCAAAGACAGCGAAAGATGAAAATGGTAGTCCAATTATTATATGGACAGATCAAAATGGTTCAAACGCTAGAGACTATGCTGGTTGCCAAAGATCATATGATGGTACACAGAGAGAGGCAAGACTAGGTGTTTACACAGTTCTAGGTGGTCATCATAAGATTTATGGAGACAGACTACCTAAATTAGATGATGATGTGTTGACTCAAAAAGATTCAGTTAGAGATTTCCCTCCTACTATGAGAGTTCCTTTATGGGATAAACAAAATGGTATCTGCCCTTTAAGTGGTATAAAGATTCCATTTGAAAGTATCATGGACGGTAAACTTTATCAGATAGACCACATAATACCACACGCTGAAGGTGGACAGACTACATTTGAAAATGCTCAACTTGTATGTAAAGATGAGAACAGAAACAAGTCTGATGATTTCCCTACTGCTTCTCTATGAGTATAGAAGTTTACGACAACTTCTTGCCAACTGAGGTTTTTAACCCTATCAAAGAGTTCGTCTTTGGTGGGGTTATGCCATGGTATTACATGAACAACTCAGTAAAGAAAGGCGATGGTTGCCCACAATTCTCTCATGGATTATATGGCAACTCAGAACCGAGATCAGAAGTTTATGATATAGTCAAACCAATATTTGCAACACTCAATCCATTTGCAATACACAGAGTTAAGTTTAATGCAACATCAAGAACAACAGAAATAAAAGAGAAACCATTACACGTTGACATTACGGGGCCAAGTGATAGTCCAGAACCGCCCTTTGAGAACATACCTGACTATCATATTTGTGTGATATATTTCAATGACAACAATGGATATACATACTTTGAGGACGGACAAAAGGTAGTATCAAAGGAGAACAGAGCAGTGATGTTCTCAGGAGATTTGCTTCATGCTGGAACTTCCTGTACTGATGCTGACTTGAGAGTTGTTCTCAATATAGATTATTCAAAATGGTGCTGATATGGATTTATTTCCTACATTATTAGAAGAATATGATCTCACAGGTGCGCCTGGTGTAGATGAGTTCATACATCATGTTAAAACTAATGGCAAGAGTCACGAACATTCTTTGGCAGTGAATGGCGTGAGTTCACATGGCGGGTGGGATCCATTGCGAGACAAGGTATCTGAACCAATGTTGATTACATTTCAAGAGTGTTGTAATCATTTCTCTGAGAAAATAGGCAACTGGCCTGTGGTGCTTAGTGGTTCATGGTTTAATATTCTACCCAAAGGGGGCAGAACAGAGAGACACAGACATGAATCTAGTGTAATAAGTGGGGCATTCTATCTTGATCTACCAGAGGGGGACTTTGGTAAATTTTTCGTGGTATCGCCACTACAACCATATATGATGTGTATTCATAATGTGAGAGAGACACCCTATGGAATGTATTTTTATGATGTGCCTATCAAAGAAAAACATTTATACTTATTTCCTTCGTGGTTAGAACATGGTAGTAGAACAAATAATACTGAACATGATAGATGGACAGTAAGTTTCAACACTGCCTCTTGCCCACAAGAATCGTTAGACCCTAGATTTGTAGAGTCTGTATGGGGAAAAGGACATGAGGGTAGTTGACATACTGCCAGTACAGTTGGGTGTATCAATGTACCCAGAACATGAGAAAGTTAAGTCGTTATTGATTGATGAGATCAAGAGTCATGGTGATGATTACGAACATAAGAAAATAGATGCTGTCACCAAATCACTTGAACATTTAGATTACTACTCGCCGTTATCAAATGACAAGTACAAAGAGTTCAGAGAGTGGATAGAACTACAGGCAGAGATATATGCTAAGAACATATTAGGTTATGATACATCAAATTTTTTTCTAACTGATAGTTGGATAAATGTATGTGATGCTGGTGGTAAACAACTACCACATTTCCATATTAATTCTGCTGTGTGTGCCTTATATTATGTCAACTTTGATGATGAGTCACACTCGCCAACTTATTTCTATCGTCCTAATGAGAGTCAAAAATATCCTGATTACTATTCATATATGTTGACTAATCATAAGCATACCAAGTATAATGACATTAATGAAGTGGTAGGATTGGAAGGTTCGTTGTTACTGTGGCCATCTAATTGTGTTCATGGTTATAGAACTAACTACACAGACAATAGAATTACTATATCCAGTAATCTTATGCCTAGATATATTAATTCTTTTGAAGTTATGCCACTAACAAAAGATGAAAGACACACTGCCATGACAACCTTTAGATCAGGGCAACTATGGGATAATCCCGAATTATAATATGGAAGTTATTAACGTACTACCTACGCCAGTGGCGATCATACCTTGCCCCTTTCACATCAAAGTAAAGGAGGCAGTTCTACAGGAGATAGAGGAAAAGGGATTTAGTGATCTCTCATACAATACTGGTTCAAAAGATTTAAAACATATTGGACATTATTCTGTATTACATGATGATGCCAAGTTTGGTAGATTTAGAAATTGGTGTGAACAACAGGCAGAAGTATATGCCAAAGAAGTTAAAGGAGATTATATACAGGAGACAGTTCAAGTTACAGACAGTTGGATAAATCAGGCAGACAAAGGTGGTTTCCAATATCCACATTTCCACGGCAACTCTTATCTATCTGCCATATATTATGTGAACTTTGATATGGATAAGAGACACATACCCACACATTTTATAAAAGATGAGTCAGTATTCACACCCAATATGCCCTGTCTGAATTTTATCAGGGAAAAAGATACGCCCCATAATCAAGTCAATGAAGTGTTGGCAAATGAGGGCGAGTTGATGATATTCCCATCACATATAACACATGGATATGAAACAAATGAGGGTGAAAATAGAATCACCCTGTCAATGAACCTGATGCCTACTATAGTTACCAATGGGGATTATGGTTGGCGATGTGTGAATTTGAGTTCAAATGAGAGACTTGAGGCATTTAATCATAAAGAGGGGTTGCCAAAGAAAAAGTGATATACTATAATAAATAGTATGGGAAACAAATCTATCCCTGCGGTTCACGACCACTCAATGAGTCCGTCAAGAACGTCTGCGGCCACTGGATTTTGTTTCCTGACACCCTATCTATTTTAAATCATGGCAACTTGGCGTGCTGTTATCAAACAGAATAACAGATTATACTCTACATATTTTGAGAGTCTATCAAATTTTGGTAGTGATGCCAAGTTAGAGGCGATAGGTAGGTTCGGAACTAAGGACATACAATTATTTCCTTATTCCAATAGAGGGGTTGCCAAATAATTGATTCAGTAGTAAATTGGGTAGTGTAAGAGAGAGGGTTTGTGTTTGTTCCTCTGCTCTTACACTTTTTTTATTATGGAGAGTAATGACACCAGCATTTGAACTAGCAACACAAAAAGTTAAGGTGCTACAATGGACAGAGAAACTTTGTCGTGCCCTTGAACAAGATTACATGAACTATGCACTTCGCACCTGTATGGATAATCAGGAGAGAGTGCCATCAGAATATATGCAAGAGAGAATAAGAGAGATTGAACAAGATAATGCTGGCATGAAATTTTTTATAGAGAAAGGGAGAAAGTATTATAAGGTTTGTATGTTATGGAGAGGCACTCAAGATGATGTAAGCGTACACTGCTTTGTTGATAAAAAGACAGGCGAAGTATATAAACCAGCAGGGTGGAAGAAACCCGCCAAACACGTTAGATTCAGAATGAGTGATGATACTGACAGGGCAAGGTTATATAATGTTTGCCAGTGGAATGGTGGACACCTCTATATGAGGTAATCTAAATAACTAAAAAGAATAAATTATGGGTTACGATTCACTAACGTCAGACACAGAGGCACTAACTAAGGTCAAGTTAAATCAAGTTGACAGATTAAAGAAACAATTACAAGCAGCAATGAAAACCATTGGCAATCTTGATGAGCGATTGACCTCGCTGGAGTCAATGGTTCATGCTGCCTTACTCAAACAGCAAGATGACATTAAAGCACTTGTAGTAAAAGTAAACCAATTAGAGGGAGAAAAGGAATATCAAAAGGCAGCAGAGAAATTTGATATGGACGCTATGCCTGCTGAGGTGCCAAATGCACCGCCAGTTGGGTAGTTGCCAATCCCCACACAATATGTAATACTAGATTTGAACACAAAACAATTTTTTTATGGAAGATGAAATGATTGATCTCTATGAGATCGCTGAATCAAATGATGATTGGATTCATTCAATAGAGGGAGTCGAGGAAGTATTCGACCCTGAGACACAAAGACTACTAGCACAGTTCTAAAACTGTCACAATGCCCCTAGAATCTAGGGGCATTTTTTATTATACTATGGTTATTGACACAAACACTATGGAATTGAGAGATCATCAAAAAGACATTATACAGTTGATGACAACACAACCAAAGGGCAAGATACTTGTGCCTACTGGTGGTGGTAAGACAATGTGTATGATTCAAGATGCTAAGTGGCGTTTCAGTATGCCTGTGCCTCAGACTATAGTTGTTGTTGCTCCTAGAATATTATTGGCAAATCAACTATGTTCAGAGTTCCTTGAGCATATTGACAATACAGAGGTGCTTCATGTTCATAGTGGAGACACACATCATTTCAAGACCACTAAACCAAAGACTATGGAGAAGTGGTATCACAAAACCATCAAGAATATCCTGATCTTTACAACATATCATTCTTTACACAGAATACAGGAAGCACAGGATATTGAGGTGGATACAATATACTTTGATGAGGCACACAATTCAGTACAAAAGAATTTCTTGCCTGCTGTCAAGCATTTCTCAAACTATGCCACTCGCAAGTATTTCTTTACTGCTACACCAAAAGAGAACAGAAATCCTGATCTTGGTATGAACAATGCCAAAGTATTTGGCAAAGTGATTGCTCAAGTGCCTGCACCAGAATTGATTGCTAAAGGTTACATCATACCGCCTAAAGTCAAGGCGGTCAAGTATCCAGTAGGTCATTTCAGTAGTCAAGAAGAGATCGACAAAAAAGTTATTCTTGATGCTCTCAAGAATGAGAAACACATGGACAAAGTGTTGGTCACATCTAAGTCAACTAACAATATTCGTAACCTTATTACAAAGACAGACTTTCAGGCAATATGCCATGATATGAAATACAATGTCTTATGGATTACATCAAAGTTTGGTGCTATCATCAATGGTAAGAAAGTAAACAGAGAAACATTTTTCAACTTAATGAACAAGTGGGGCAATGACCCTGAGAAAAAGTTTGTTATGTTTCATCACTCTATACTATCAGAGGGTATGAATGTCAGCGGACTCACTGCTGCTATTCTTATGAGAAACCTTGATCTCATTACTATGGCACAAACCATTGGTAGGGTTATCAGACTTGACAAGAGTGATGCTGAGAAACTAAAATTGGGAGAGATCAAACCACAGGGCGAGGGTTTCAAGAAACCATTTGGCAAGATGTTCGTGCCAGTGTACAACAATGTTGGTATCTCTACAGAAAAGAGATTACAGAATGTCGTTGATACTATCTTTACAAAGGGAGAGGCACAGGTTTCAATCACAAATGTAAAACACTAACTACATAGTATAGACTAACCAATTCTTATGGACATAGCACTAATTAGAGAAATGTCATTAACCAAAATGGACAAACAATACTCTATGAGAATAGAGAAATTGATTGATGAAATGAAACTGGAAGATGCTGAGTCAATAGTTGAGGAAATGACCTTTGAAGGCGAAGAGGGCGAGGATTGTGACCTATTTCTTGATGATTTAACTGATTGGTTAGATAGTCCATTTCCAGGCACAGGTTTAAATTTTTACGATAAAGATGAGTAAGGAAGATAGACAAACTAAAAAAGAATTAATGAACATAGTTTATCCTAATCATCTTAAGTTTTTAAAGAAACTCAAGGCAGAGTTAAAACGTGACCCAAATGGAATTAAACCAAAGAGAAAAACTAGGAAGAATTATAAAAGCAAATGAATGAACCTCTATTATTATTTGCTATTGGCATCAATAAGTTTACTGTTAATAACTGGGAAGAAAAGAAACCTAAGTTGCTCAAACTGATTGAACTAAATGATGCTGACGTTGCCTTTCTTGATGCCAAGGAGTGCAAAACAGACTATTTTAAATTTCAAACTAAACCGCCATATTTTGAGGATTTTTGTAAGATAATGGCGGAAGAGTTAGATGAAATAGTAGATGTGTTTACAGAGGGATTGGCAGATAGATATGGAGGCGAGTGCCCAGTTAATAGTTTAGACTCATGGCAACTATGGTCACAACAGTATGACAAAGGCGAGTATCATGGTGCTCATAATCATGGCATGATGAATCTATCATGTGTGTTGTATGTTGAGTTTGACCCAAAAGAACACTTGCCAACTACATTCTATAGTCCATTTCCTAATCCTTACTATGGTACTATACATAAAGCACAACCGCCAGTAAAAGAGGGCGAAATTATAGTATTTCCTAGTTTATTATTACATGAGGCACCAGTATCGCCATCAGATAAACGTAGGACTATTATGAGTTTTAACATACCATTAAGATAATGTATAAGATTAACGTAACTCTTACAGATAGGCAATACAATTTGTTAAGTGAAGCATTATTCTATTATTCAGAAGAAAAAGATAGTGTTGCCAGTTCTATCGAAGAATTAGAGGATTTGATTGATGCCTCTACAACTAAGGTTAAGAGAGATAGAAAGTATTTGAATCCAGAGTGTGACATTTAACAAAGTGGCACATGGATAGTTGATTTGTTGCCAAGACATACTATTATATAAATGTCAGGGATATGCGGTTCTGCTGCCCGAAAGCACAAATAACTGAGTTAGTACTCGCACCTTTAAGGTCAAAGTCGAGTGAAGCACCTCTTGACCAGTTAGTTAGTAGGGGTACAGGTGTAAGCGATTCCCAGCAGGTAAATTTGGGCGCCATGAGTGAAACTCAGATCAGTTCGCCCCGCTCCCTGACATTTTATGTTATAATGGTTCTATGAAGAACAAACACTTGGAACATATTGAAGATCATGTGCTTACTGGTAAGCAGGGAGCACTTGATGCTATCAGGTTTTTAGATACTAAACAGAG